AAATGCTCTTTCTCAATTTGATGAAAGTGAAAGAATTGTTAGTGATATCAATCAAATTCTTAATGTAGATATAAAAGAACCTGGAGCTTTTGGTGCAAGAGGTTTTCTTTCTAAAATTAACGACAAAATAAGAAATGCTGCTGGTTATGGAGAAACACAATGGGAAAAATTAGACCCAGCAGTTAAAACACAAATTATACTTGATGTAACAGCACAAAGATCTGTAAGACAAATTCTTGGAGAATCAGGTAAAACTATTTCTAATTTAGACAGAGATATTGTTGCTAGGATATTTGGTAATGTAAATATATGGACATCACCAGCAGAACTTTCTAAATTATTAACTAACAGCAGAGATAATATTGTAGAGAGTATGAGAAAAGATCAATCAACGGTTATTTCAAGAGCTAACGCAATAGGGCAAGGAGGATATAATTCTCCAGCATTAATGGCTAATGAATCATTAATTAATAGAATTCTTGGTTTTAGTTTTGATGATATTGAAAATTATAAACTTGGTGAAAACGCCGCAGGTTATATTGAGACAACTTTATAATGCCTAGGTACAAAGTTAATATTGCCGAGGATGTATTTGAGTTCGTAGATGCAGATACAGAAGATGAAGCAAAGAAAAAGGTTAAAGCAATAATTGCAACTGGTGCTGTTTCTCCGTTTTATGACAAATTAAATTTTGATTATGAAACAGGCGTTAGAGGCGATTTTGAAAGAAAAGTAGATAAAGGAACAGAAAAAGAAGGTGTTCTTAGAAATTTAAGAGCGCAATTAGCCAGAGCTGAAACAAGTGGAATTATTGGATTTAAAGAACAAGATCAAGTTTTAAGTAATTTTGTAGGATCTTCAGGTTTTACAAGAAACACTAAAGGACAAGTAGCTTTAACCCCTACAGGTTTAGAAGAGTTAGGATTGCCTATTCAATATAGAGAGCTTTCTGACGGGTCAAAATTACCGTTAAATACTATTATTGATGAAAATGATTTTGGTTTTAAAACTGGAGATCTTGCAGACTTTGCTGGTATTGCTGGACCCATAGGAGGAGCAATTGCTCTTATGTCACCCCAATTAAGACTTATTAAAGGACTAACAGCTGCATTTGGCGGTAGAGCCAGAATAGCAAGAATGGTTGCTGCTGGAACAGGTTCATCCGTAGGTAAGGCCGCGGAAGAAGCATTAGATTATCAAGAAGGTTTTCAACTTCAAGAAAGAGATGAATTGAAAGATTTATTTGGTGGTGAGTTTTTATTTGGATCTATTGGTCAAGGTGTGGGTGAACTTATTGGAATGGGCTTTAAATTATTTTTAGGCAAGAACGCACCAACAAAAGATTTAAGATTAAACAGACAGATGGCCAAAGGTCGATCTGCTAATGATATATTAAAATTAGATGCAAGCCTTGGAAAAGAAGCTACCGAAAGACAAATTGCTAAAGCGATTAGGGACGGTAAAGTAAAACAATTTAATTTTGCTGGTCTTGCGTCTCAAGCAACTTTAGGTAGAAAGCTTCCTGGAAGATTACAAGATATTTCTGAACAGGTGCTTGGTAACACCAGGGATAAAGAAACAGCTTTATATTTAAGAGCAGAAGTAGACAGTTTATTAAAAGAAATTGGTGGTGAAAATGCTTTACTACAAAAATCTATTTCAGATGCAACCAAAGGTAGTCTTGATGAACAGGTGCAAGCAAGCTTACAAAAATTAAGATTAAAAGAACAAACTGTTACACAACAATTAAGAAAATTATTAGATGATGTTGTGGATGATGCAATTGAGGTTGGTAATTATGGTGAGGCTCCAACCAGAAGAATGTTGGGAGAAGAATTAAAAAATAATTTATCAAGGGCCAGAAGAGAGGTAATTATGGATCTTGGTCAAAAATATAGAAATGTTGATGGCATGTTTGGCGAGCTTACATCTACAGCGGGAAAAACTGGAGTAGATAAAAGTATAGCGGTTAGCTTAGATAGAGTTATTAGAAATGTTATTAATGACAGTATTGAAGATTCTAGAAAATTAATTAGACAACATAAAGATGCAGATTACTTTTGGGGTGTAAATAATAAAGACGAGTTAGATGGTGGTATTGTTGCAAAGATAGAACAAGCACTTATAAAATTTCAAAATGATGTGGCTGATCCCACTAAACCCGTAAGTTTATCTCATGTAAGAAATGCTTACTCAAAACTAAATACTATATCAAGGGATACCTTAGAAGCTAGCCCAGAAAGAAAAGTTATTATAGAAATAATGCGTAAGCTTGATGACACTAGAGTTAATCAAAATGGAGAAGTTTTTAAAAGAGGACAACCAGATAGCATACTAAGTAAATTAGAAATTGAAGGAGAATCTCAGTTTAATACTGAATTAGCAAAAGTATTAAAAAGAAATCAAGAATTAAATCCAGACGCTTTTGGAGATAATCTTGAGTTTTTTGATGAGGGCCTTAACAACTTAGCTTTAAAACAAGTAAATAATGCAATAGCTCAATTAAGAGAAGTAAATGGAATTGCTGCTAAAAGAATGGCTCCATTTGATAGATTGGAAATTAAAAAAATTATTTCTAATTCTCAGAAAGGTGCATTTGATGCAGATGATGTTTATAAAAAAGTTATCTTAAATGGAGAAAAGAAAAATTTAGATGACATATTTGCTGGTTTAAAACAATATGACGAGTATATGGCTAAGGCGGGTAAACCAGCTAATGCCGAACAAACACTTAAAGCACAAATTAAAAAAAGATTATTTGCTGATGCATTTAGAGCATCAACAGATGTGGTTGACGAATCAATTAACTTTACTGAATTTGCAAAACAAATAAATAAATTTGAAAGAGATTATCCTGGCAAATTAGATTCGTTATTTACTGACTCTGCTACAGGAAGAAACACAGCTAAACTTGTAAGAGACACTATCGCTCAAGTTAATAAAATCAATCCAAGGTTAAAACCTCAAGACATTAAAAATTTAGTAAATGATTTTACAACTAACATCAAAGGATTAAGTTCTAGTGATCAAGGCCTTGCATTTGTCCAAGGCTTAAAACAATTGGCTAAAGCTTCCGAAGATAGAATTAAATTAGAATCTAATAAAGCTATTTCAGAACTACCATTAAAAGGAATAGACGAGACGGTTAACATAATTTTTAGACCTAACGCTAATGCAAACATTCAAATCTTAAAAGATACCGTAAGTGATGAAGTGTTCACCAGCATACAGCAAGCAAGTATGCAGAAGCTTTTGTCTAAATCTATAGATCTAAATGGTAAAGGTAGAATTACAGATTTATTTAAACCAGGCAATTTAAAAACAGCTTTAGATTCTTATGGAGACGAAACTCTAGATGCTATGTTTGGCAAAGAACTTACTCAAAGTCTTAGAAACTTTCAAAAACAAATTGATATATTAACTAAACAAGAAGCAGGAAGAGGCGGAGCAGCTGGTGGATTGGTCGCTGCTGGTATTGGTGCTAGCTTGGCTCTTAATCCAATAGCTGTATTGCCTACGGTTTTATCTTTAGCTGTTGCTAGAAAACTATTCGCTTCTCCATTTTTTGTACAAGCGGCATCTAAAACAGACAAAGGTTCAATCATAACTGCTGTTGATATGACCGAACAAGCTATCAGACAAACTTTAATCAGAGAGTTAGGTTTGCAAGCTGAAGAAGCTGGATCTATAACCAGAGATATTATGAATGGAGCCGTTACCAAATTACAATTAGAAGAATTACTAAATCCTGCAAAAGATTTAATAAATCAAACCGTTACTGGAGTAGAAGATATAGAGCAAGAAGCAAGGCAAAACTTACGTTCAACTCAAGCGCCTGTTGTTCAAAACATACCTCTTCCAGATATTTCATCAATTGAAATGCCTAACCTAGATCCTTTATCACAAGAAAGATTAGATCTAGACGAACAGTTATTCGGTAGACCTTCTAGGCTTGGGTAATACTTTTACCGTTTACTTCAATTACTTTCCCATCAAAGTCATTACAGATCTTTCTTATTAAAGCATTGTTATAAATAGGGTGAGTTGCATATAACTTTTGTTTCTCCATCCAAGCTTCTTGTTCTTTAGTAAGTTTGGTTGTTGGTGCATTCTTTCTCATTAGAAACCTATTTCATTACGATCCATACCCAAAGGCTTGTTTGATAAACAGATCCAATCTTCTAAAGGTATATGTATGTAAGGCTCGTTATCTTCGTCATAGGTAGGATTATCACTTACGTTCATTCTGACATCATAAACAAAATCTTTCTTCCATTCATGCATATAAATACCATCAGTCATAGCATAAACAATAATGAACGGTACGCCTGTTGCTAATGCAAACGAAGATCCTTTTCTTAATTTATTCGTAGAGATTATTAAAGTGTCATACTTGTCATACGCAAAGGTACGACATTTAACTTCACACCAATAGTTTTTTTCTTGGGATTCTATCCAATAATCTAATGAATAACTTGTGGGTAACTTATGACAACTAACCCCCCAAAGGCCCTCTAAAAATCCTGCTACTCGTTCTTCTCGTTTCTGATCTTCTCTGCTTTCTAATGATGGTGTCTTCATATTATTCCTCAAAGAAGTTAGGATCTACGGCAACAAACCTTTTGGTTGGTCTACCTTTGCCCCCAACTTTTATTTCAATTTCCTGGATTTCTCCAGCATTTTTTAATCGTTCTATAATTTCTTTAACTTCATATGACTTCATACTTCTAAATAGTTCATGCCTATCTACTTCTCTTTTAGATATGCCTTCTCCATTTCTAGATCTAATAAATGATAAGACTTGCTTGATCTTAGACTCTGTTGCAGAACTTGCTACCTTATCTCTACAAGCTTCAATAAACATAAGATCATAGTATCTAATGTAATCAATCGCCCACTTAGTTATATCGGCTGTAATCTTTGTTGCATCAGCACTAGAAGCTAAAGTAGCAAGCAAAGACAATCTCATAGCCTTCTCTCTGGATCTACTGAGCAAAGGCTCTAAGTTATCTTTTTCTAGTATATCTTGTCTTTTAATAATCTCCCTTGCAAAGTCTTGTAACAGTTCTTCTGACGGTTTATCAAACTCTAGTACAGTTTGGTTTATATCTAACTCTGCATTATCTCTTGCTGCATCAGATAAATTACCTTTCATTCTACGAACATAGTTAACCCAATTAACTATACTTGTAGGTGGCTCTTTAAATCTTTTTAGATCTCCAACACGTCTTGGTTCATTAGATTCAACAACTACAAACCTGTTAAGAAAACCATCTGCTATCCTTCCGCTGTTAAGTGCGCCGTAAAAGTTTTTGGGTACAGACAATCCAACTAATGTAATAGCTGGTTTATGTGTAACTCTATTCATCATCTTTTCTTTGTACTCTTCTTGTACTGCCATAAGCGAATAGTTGTCTGGTCGTAGAGTCCCATGGCAACGTCCCCAAGCTTCCATAAGCGTTTGTATGCCATCTTCTTTGTTTGTGTTACCAGCATTACTTATAGCCTCAAGTCTTTTACCGAACTCATCCATAATTGTTATTTGTGTTGGTCTTATTTTAAGAACAGAGTGAACAGCGCCACTTGATGTATAACCATCACCAACAATTAACTTGTTTTGATCTGAAGCATTTAATACAGATTCAATAAATGTTTTGATGTTTTCTTTACCCTGTCCAGATTTAGCAACACCCATAAAATACATACTAGAAAAGTTATTCATGTTTGTTCTATACAATCTGCCACAAGTAACACTTGCTAATGCTAAAGCCCCTACAAGAGATAGTTCTGGTTGTGGAACTTGAGCAATATCCTCACAAAATTCAAACATACTTTTAAGCAGTCCAGGTGGTGAAAATAGATCTTTGGGTGGTGTAATGCTTTCAGTTGACTGAATGAATAATGGAGCTATCTGATTCTTACGGTCGTGTGTTCTTTTAACATTATCAACAACTGAATCTATTTCTTGTTGCGGTAATGGTGGATTATTATTCTTATTCCAGTTTTGTAAAAAGACTCTTACAAATTCTAGGTTTACATTTTTAGATATAAGATAACCTGCAATTCTAGCAGCTCCATCATTTCTAGATCCTTCCAACACACCATCCAAGGAGAAAGGTGCCGTTTGTTTACTGCTATCAATCTTAGGAACTCCTGTAATCTGTAAGTATTCTTTTTCAGTAAAGTCTGGAAGATCTGTATGGTCATGTATTTTCCAATCTGGAAACATAACAGGCTTGTAAACTTGGCCATTAGCATGACGGTTATATGGAGCAATAATAAGACCACCCACACCTCTAATATCTATTAGTCGTTCAATAGGTGTTTCGTTAGTCCTTCTCGTTGCAAAGGTTGTATAGTTTTCTGGATTGTTATAATAGTAATGCATGCCTTTACCAGTTATAACTTTAAATGGGCAAGCAGGTAAATTCTTTTCTACCCAATCCATAGCCTCTGGTGAATCTGCATCAACAACAACAAACTTGCCACAAACTAATGCGACAACTAAATTGTCTCTATCTTTAAACCAAGACTCTACAAGTTCCCTACTGGGTCTTGTTTCCTTATATTGTTCCCAGCCTTTTAAAAATGATGGAGGTTTTTTGTTAGATCTTTGTAAAGGTACTACATTATATCCATCATCATAATAAGCCAGCGCAATATCCAAGGACGAGTCATCCTCGGTAATATTGAGTTGGAACATACTATTTTTGTTCTTCTAAAATTTCAGATATAGAACCGTAAATAGATTCAAAGTCTAATCTTCCCTCTGTTGCTTGGATGATCTGTTTAGCTTGCGCTATAGATGGTTGCCTGTATCCATACCTCCAGGATTTGCATGATGCTTCAGAACAATTAAAATCTTCTGCTGCTTTTTTATGACCTAAAAACTTTATATAACCAGATAATGTGTATTGATCTACTTTTCTTTCTTTATGCTTTGGTTGAACGCCCATAGTACTTAACTCCTTTAATTTTTTTGTTGCAATAGCCTTGGACCTAAAATAGTAATTAGCTAGCCAAGTTATATCGTTTTGTTTGCTCATATACTTCTCCTAAATAATATGATTTACATATTGTAGTTTCTTGGGTTATAATAATCAAGTTCATTTTTACACAAACTATAGGAGGGTAGATCATGAGCTTAAAAGATAAGATAAAAACACCTGATAAATTGGTGGACCAACAAGGGGCCAAGCTTCTTGTATATGGTCAAGCGGGAGCTGGTAAAACTTTTTCAACACAAAGTATGCCAGGTAAGGTTTTAGTTATTAGTGCGGAAGCTGGTTTGCTTTCCATTAAAGATGCGCCTAACGTATCTGCTATTGAAGTATCTAATTATGACGATCTAAGAGAAGTATATGCTGCTCTTAAATCTGGTGAATTAGTCTACGATAGCGTATGTTTAGACTCTGTATCAGAGATTTCTGAGATCTTGTTGGTACATGAGAAAGGT